CTTTCCTATAATTGTATACTTCGGTTTACCGTCTTTTGTGTACCAATGACCTGCTTCTGAAAGTTTTTCCATTTTACCTCATTATATTATCTTGTATACAAGATGATTTTTTTATCATATACCCTACCATCTTTTAAACAAATAATATAATAATAATGCTATGATTTGTTTGACCTTGTAAACATGAAAAAAAACGCAGTTATTCACAATATTTTACAAAATGTGGGTAAAAAGAAATCCTTAAAGTACACATTGGGTAGAAAAAATTGGACTCAAAAGCATATATCTACAATGAAGAAACAGCTTTCTAGAGACAGGTTTGCAGTGTGGTACAAAAACTATATGAAAGAACTTGGACAAGATAAATAATTTAGACAAACGGACCATTGAATATCGTGGAGGCGATAGGGGAGCTGTCCGTGCTTATGACATACGACAAAGCGAACTTAGTTATCTTGGAGCAAAGAAAATTTTAAGTATGCACCAAGTTGAAGTTGCCGACAAATACCTAAAATTGTTTGAACAATCCACACTTTCTGCAAGTGGTGACAATTTAGCTATGATTAAATATGGTATCAGAATTGACGGAAATACCATTCCTAAAGGCGATCCAAGACTAGATGCCATACAAACTTTAAACTATGTTCATAGAGTAGTCGGTGATAATTATACAAATGTTTTACAAAAAATTATTGGTGAGGGTTACACATTGAAACAATTTAGCACAATCAGGGGTATATCACCTCGCAAAGCATCAAGATTTCTTAAAGAAGCATTACATTTTGCAGCTTCGCCACTTGGACTTGCTAAAACCAGGCATACTATTCGTGCCTAAAAGAAAAAAGATAGATTACACATTATTACCACTTGCAAAAACTAAACCAATAAGATCACCAAAACACTTAAAATATATAAGAACCTTGCCTTGCTCTGTCTGTAAGATAGTTTATGACATACACGCACACCATTTAACACACGCAGAACCAGGCGGAATGAGCAGAAAAACTAACGATAACTGGGTTGTTCCGATTTGCGGTGACCATCATAGAAAATTGCACCAACAAGGTGAAAAATCATTTTGGAAAAAATACAAGCTAGAACCTAAGATTTATGCTGCATTGTTGTGGCACTCTCACTAGGTGGCATTTTGTGGTGGGATTACTTGCGTTACCCACAACTTTCACAGGTTAATACAGGTTATCTATATTGTCTGTTACTCGAACTAACTAAGTTTAACTCAGACATTTGTCCATACTTCCACTTCGTTATGCGTTACCCCTTAACAAAGGTTGTTCCGCCACACAAAACTTATTAAGTAGCTAACTTAACAAGTGCCATAAAAATACTTATCATTTATCAAAACATCTTCATTATCTGTTTCTATTGCAATAATAAGTATGTTTGCAAAATCCTGTTTTTCAACAGTTGATAAAGAATCCCAAAATTTGACTAAATTTGGGTATTTTTTACCAGCTTTTGCAAAAAGTTTATTGGCTTTTTTAATATTGTCTTTCATATCTACCTCCTAATTATATAGTTGTAGATAAAAAAAATATATTCAAGTTTTTTTTTGGTAACCCCCTAGCCGAAGCTAGGGAGTATGAGGTAAATAACCCTAAATGATAGGATTAACCTCTTATATACATAAAACTAAGAAATTTCAACACATGACAGTAAAATTAGTTGTAGACAACAAGGCAGGAACTTGCCGATATTGTGGCAAAAGTGTGTATCGCAATAATGACCTATTTATTGACCCATTTCGCCCAAAAAGTTTCTATCATGGCAAGTGTTTTAGGGATTTATTGAAAAACCACCCATTAAATTTCATAAAATTAGACTAGCAGTATTGCATATAGTCAGGTTTTCATTTAATTGTTACATAATGGGAGACGTGAAAAAATACAAAATACCCCTAAAGACTGATGATGATATTAGCTCCGATAACTTCCTAGACATAGCCGACCACGCACAATTAAAGGACATTTTATTTCAATCTGAAGAACTACAAGAATATGGGGATCTTGGACTCAAACTTGCTGGAGCTATGGCAAGTGTTATTTTAGCTCAAAAATATTTACAAATTGTAACGAGTGAATTGTTAGAAGAAATCCCAATATTTGATTATGGCAACGAAACGATCCACTAAAATTTCTATTGATGGTAAAAAAATATCAGTCAACTGTATAGATTGGGATATTAAACTTGCAAAACCAGACTTTAAAAGTGCTGATATGTGTGAGGAATACGGTTTATTTGAAAAAAGAAGAAATTTAATAACCATTCAAGATAAAACGGACCAAGTAACTGAATTTAATACGTTGCTGCATGAAATTTTACATGGAGTTGTTTGGTTAGGAACATTAAACTCAAGCGGTCAACCATTAGACACCGAAGAAAAAGAGGAATTAGTTGTTAATACGATAACCAATTACTTAGTTGGTGTATTTAAACAAAATAAATGGTTTAGGGATTACTTAATTCAGTCATTCGACAACTTTGAGAACAATAAATAACTTCATAACCGTTCTTATCATAATCATAAAACCAATTAAGATGACCTTTACGATTATATTTTATTGTTTTCTTGCAGCTTTTGCAGCTCATTTTGTTGTTTCTGTAAAATTTGTTTAACTCCACGAGTTGTAAACCCCTCATCCCTGAATAAAGACTTTATTTCTTTGATTAAATTTATGTCAGTCTGTCTGTACAACCTTCGACCATTGGGAGCTTTTACAATGTTAATTTCTTTGAATGTTTTTTCCCAATATCTCAAAACGTGAGGTTCTTCACCAATTTCTTTACTTACTTCTTTGATATTTTTAAATATTTTATTTTCGAGTTTCATAATCCAGACTCCCTGATTAGTTTAAGATCAATTTGATTTTTCATAATTATTTCCTTTATTTTATAAATAACCTTTTCAGGTTGTCTGGATTGTGGATTATTTTCATAATCACTAATAACATCTAATATCGCCCTAGGTAATTCATCCATTAAACACCTCCAAATTGTTGTTTGAAAATTTCTCTTGCTTTTGCTTTGTCTAATAATTCTTGCTTATAAAGGTTTCTTTCTCGATTGGACCACCGTAACCACCGATCAAAATTGTTTTCATAAGTATCATCTAAATTATAAACAAACTTTAAATCTTGCCCTATATCAACTGTCACAAGCCTAAATCCTGGTGAATATCAAAAATCATCTGCTTTACATTGACAAATTCCAAGCTACACCAATCTTTTTGAATATAACTAAACTGAGCATATACTAGGAATAAAAGGCAGCACATAGAAACAAAGTTGAATAATTTATTCATATTAAATCTGACTCTCTCATAACGTCAAATATAAAATCTTTTGCTTCATGTTTACAAGGTGCAGCACTTTTTGTTTGTTCTATTGTTTCCGACAATTTTAAAAAAAGATAATTAGGAACGCTTAAATCCGCAAATTCCTTGTGTATTTCTTTCTTTTCTCGTTCAAAGTTTTTATGTAATTTAGCTTTGACCTTGTTGTATTCTCTTTTATTCATATTTACCCCCCTATATAAAATATAATGTTATTAAATCCGCCAAGTAATGCAGCAACCCTGAAAAATAGACCGCTACAAATACACTAAATAAAATTAAATCTAAGTTTTTATCCATAGTTATTTACCTCCTTAGTCGCAATAATAATAACTTTTGTATGAACCTGAGTTATTAAGTTTTCTTTTTACAATAAATTGATCTGCTGTACCTTTACCATGTAGCACAACATCTCTTTTTAAACAGTTATCAATCTTTATAAATTTAATTGGCAAATCTGAATTAAAACCCTTTAAACCTAAAAACTCTTTAACTTCGTATTCTGATTGAGAACCATAACCGTATTGAAAAGGCAGTTTGTAAGTAATATCTTTTTCAACGTCCTCAATTTGTACCGAGAAATAAGAATTACCGTTGATCTTGTCAAACCATTCTTTAGTTACCGCTATATATTTATATTTCATTTATTTACCTCCGTTAATTAGATATAAACTTCATGTCTATATCTCATTCCCCCAGACATCTGAGGGAATAAGTTAAAGACTTTTTCTTTGTTCTGCTTTTTGCCATATTACTATAAATCTACTTAACCACTTTCTTTGTTCAGTTGTAATAGATGGATTCCACAACATTTCATCCGCACTAAGTAAGGGCAATAAATTTGCATTGTTTTCACCCCACTTGTTATAGATTTTTACTAGTGTATTAATCATTACTATTTCCTTTTAATTGTTTAATTGCTGTTTCAACCATGTCTTTATATTCATCATCTAAACCATTCATTTCAACAATTTCCCAATCGTTGTTAAGATTACCACCCTCATTAGGGTCAAATGAAAAATAAAAATTATTATGATTACCTATTTCTTGATATACTAAATTATTGCTTTCATCCTTTGTAAAAGCAAATACACCTTCACCATTTTGTATTAAAGTTATATTTATTGTTTTCATATTTACCTCTCTATTAATTAATAAGATAACTAAATCATATTTATTAATAATGTTAAAGTAAATTATTACATATTATTAAATTATTTTTATCCTGGCATCTCTAGGATGGGTCATATTTGTACTTTTACACACACAAAAATAAAAATAAGAAAATCAAATAATACTGGTATTATAGTACTATAAATCAATCCAATAACTAGCCAATTACCTAGCTCTTAACATAATATAGATTATACGAATAAAGAATGGCTCTATTTAGCCATTTATTATTGGTTATAATTACTGTGACATTATTGCAACAGTATTATAATACTAAAATCATGGGGGTTTTAATGATGGGTACACCATAACGCAGACAGCAGGGGTCTATGTCAATGTCATAACTCATCCAATCAGATAATCAAAATAAGGGGGGTTTTATTTACAAA